CCGGGAGCGGGGGAAGAGCCGGTTCCGTTAACCGTGACTACAGGGGTAGATGATCCAGCGACAGCCACGGCGGCCGAGATGGACAGACTGCCTGTGTACCACCGCCCTGCGGGGACGGTGATCATAGTTCCGGTAGTGGTTCGAGTGCTGCACAAGATGTCGGCTGCATCGGGGGATCCAGGGAACATGCGCTCTCCTTGCTTAAAGTTCTGCCCAGGTGACATTGATGTTCCAGAGCTGATCTACGTCGCCTGCTGCTGTGCTGTACACCACGCCTTCGCCTGGCAGGCAGATGAAACCAGCGCCCGAAGGGATGGCAACGCTGTTCGAAGCACCCACGCCAGCGCCTGCCGTGGTGACCGCTGGAGGAAGTCCGAGCAGCGTGGTGCCCACCGTGGTGACGGTAGGGTTACCAACTCTCACCTGGGCTACTGGGCTGGGGTCGGTCGTGACGAACCTGTTCACCGCGCTGGCAGCGATCAGCGTGCCAGCACTCGCAGCCGTAGTCCTGAAGATGTTCATGGACGTGGTCACCGTGGCGGCACCTGTAGCCCAGGGCGTCAGGATGAGCTGATAGAAGATGACCGTCTTTCCGCTGCCGACCGGATTGAAGATGGATAAGAAGTTGTTGGCCGTAACGACTCCCGGCACGTCGGCCATGCCGTGCAAATAGAACTTGGCTCCGACCGGCGCGGCGGGAATCGAGTTGACCGTGGGGATGCCGTTGGTTTCAGAAGGCATGGTCAAGCCTCTCTTTAGCTAGCCATGAGAGTGGCGGACACTGTTCCGGCGGTGACCGTGGCGGTGATACGGCCACGGGCATAGCGGAAGGCGTTGTTGCTGACCGCGATGTTCTGTGGGGTGGTAGTAACGGCGATCGGGGTGCTCGTCTGGAACCATGTCGAGTTGTCGTGTGATACATCCAGCACCACCGTTCCAGCGGCTACCGTGCCGAGGAACACCATGCTGACGTTCGCCTTGGCCGACCCGAAGTCGGCCACCACGCCAGGACCGACAGCACTCAGAGCGTTGAAGGTCTGGCTGTTGACCAGCGTTCCGGTGGTGGCCACCATGCCAGCACCAAGGTTCGGACCAGGCAAAGCGATGTTCACCGTGCTGGTGCCGTCGGAGAACTTGATGGGCCACGCGTTAGCAATAGCGGCCGGTGTCCCCTGGTTGGCTGTAACGGTCCCAGAAACGGCCTGAGTGCCCCCAGGAGTGGTTGTCACGGTGCCGACCACCCGAACTGTCTGCTGGGCACCATCGGTCGTTAGAGAGCCATCTGTGACGCTCACGCGGCCTCCCTTACGGCGGCGTCTATCGCCGCCTGCTTAGTGGATACAGGTTCGAGCCCTTGCCTTACGGCCGACTCGTAGCTGTCTAGCTCTTTGTCCCACGTCCTCTGACGACTCCCGTAGGAGTCGTTGATCGCGGGGGAGATCTGAAGGCCCTTGCCTCGAACGCATTCGCCGAAGGACCCGTGATCCTTTGTGAGGCACGAGCTAGAGCAGTTCAGCCCTTGCATGAGCACTCCTCGAAGGGTTTACCGCACAGCATGCACGTAGGGATGAACCTCGGCATGCACACGCAGTCACACTTGAGGAAGCCGCAGGTCGGACAGCGTTCCATCAGCGCTCACCTACCAGCCCGATGACGGCCTCACGCCAGGGAATGAGAACGATCTCGGTCTGTGGAGATACATGCATGTCCCAGCGAAGCTTGAGGAAGTTCTCGTCGATGCCGAGAACCTCAAGGTTCTGAAGGGTTCGTCCGCCTCGGTCGAGGTTGATCAGAGAGCCGATCTTCAGGAGCGATTCAGGTGCAGGGTCGGGCTTCTTCTGCGCAGGGGGCATCAGGTTATGTATCCTTCGCTTACTCGGTAGATGTCGGGGCGGAACACGTTGTGGCCTCGCATGGAGGTCTGCTTCTGGATAGCCTTGCTGACAGTGTCCGCAGAAGCCTGATAGGTGTTGGACTGAGGGCCGGGGATCTTGATGCCGCCAATCTTCCCGCCTTCAGCGAGGGAACTCTCAGCCATCAGAGGCATAGATGCCCTCCTTGTGCGAAGAGTGGTCGGACTTGAGGTCCGACTCCTGATGCTGCTGCATCGCCCGGAAGAGTCCCGTTTCCAGGATGCCCTTCTCGTTGGCGTTGGTCAGCGTGGAGTTACCGGCAGGGCCAGCGGGCTCCATCTTCGAGCCGCCCCAGTCCTGCATGTCGGTGTTGCGGGACTCAAGGCCCTCGTTCTGGGGAGAGGTCTCCGGGTTCTTGTAGAGGTCGCCCATCACTTACCGCCCTTCCGGCCCTTGGCCGCCATCTTGGTCATCGCCTTGGCGCCATACTTCTTGCGCCCTGCGGCTGCGGCTATGGCCGCACCCTTCTTGCCACCACCAGCAGCCTTGGCGACTGCGGCGAATCGTCCACCCTGTCCGAGCGGTGCATCCTTGTTCGGCTTAGCCATGCTTCCTCCTTAGGGGGCGGGGGTGAAGTTGGACGCGTCGGCAACGCCAGAGGCGATGATGTCAGCCCTTACCTGGTCGTTCACGGTCCACTCATATCCCCCGCGAAAGTAGTGCAAGCCCGCCTGGGGGGCGGGCCAGAAGTCTGTGTCTTGCTCATTCGGGTTGACCGGCAGGTTGACCGCACCGATCTCATCGGTGTAAGCCGAGTACCTTGTCTGGGCGTAGACGCCGGGAGATGTCTCCACGATAGAGATGGCCCTGTCCATGCGGTACCGCTCGAATAGCGGCGACCAGCCGAAGGGAGCCTCCGCGACCGTAGGCGTAGTAAATATCCAGTTAGCCATGGAAACTCCCTTCGAGTGTCAGATCACTGACTGTTGAGCGTGAACCACTGCGTACCATCAGAGACGATGGAACAGCGGCCGGTGGAGCCGCCGACGGTACCAGCGACTATCGCGAACGTAGTCGCACCGTTGATCGTCTCCGACGCGTTGCCGTCCAGCGTGGCCACACCGGTGTTGGTGCAGATGAACTGGTACACACGACCCGGCTGGGTCGTGGCAACGGCGGGGAGAGTGACCGTCTTGGTGGCGGAGTTGGTCAGGATGACCACGTAGTCGTTGGCTGTAGCGGTGTACGTGGTGCCAGCGACCGTGGTCGTGGTGAAGCTGGTGTTATCGAAGCCGGACATGTTCCTCCTTAGGGGGTGGTTACGGTGATCGAGAGCACTCGATGCCACGGGTAAGCGTGGAGTCCGCTCCCGGCGTCCGTGAACTCGACGTAAGCGTTGCTGACGTTGGTGATCGTCGCCCCGGAGTAGTTGTTGATGTCGGAAGTCTGACTCGTTCCGACACTGATGGCGACAATCGATCCAATGCGAAGAGACTGCAAGAATTTCTCCTTCAGTGAGGAGAGGGGCCCCGAAGGGCCCCTCAACCAAGTCAGGCCGCAGCGCGCGGAGAGGCAGCCGTCTGAGCCACGATCAGGGCCTCGGGGCGGTACAGCGTCCAACCAGCCACGCCGTACCAGCCGAGCGGCTGGAAGCGGGTCAGCTTGTCGACAACCGGACCACGGACCGTGTGGAACTCTTCAGCGACAGCCTCAGCAAGGGCCTGCTGACCCGTGTAGTACGTGTTGTACACGCGGGTCTGCGTGGCACCAGCACCAGCACCAGTCTGGACGTTCTGGCAGCGAGGGCTCTCGATGTAGCAAGCGCCCTCGTACTCGCCGATCTCTCCAGCCCAGATGTTCCCGGCTGCCGAGTAGTTGTGCTTTCTGTTACCCCTCACGTCGTTTCGCGTTAGGCGAAACGATAGCTCGCAGATCATCCATGCGAGACAAGACCTCTTCGCTTCGAGGCTTGCCGTTCAGCTCCTCGACGATCAAGAGGAACTCGTGCATGGCTTCAACCTTCGGGGCCTTCTTGTCTACGTAGAAGGACTCTTCCCGGAGGATGTTGGTGATCTGTCGGCATGTACTGTTCGTTCGGCTCATCCAGGTGGAGCAGAGCTGCTTGGCTCCCTGCGAACTGTAAGTGGACTTCCGGTCGTAGATGGTTCCGCCAAGAACTTCTTGGAGGTGAACCAGCATTCCCCGATTGTCTTCAGCTTGCGCGATCTGGATGGATGGACGATGCGCCACGTAGAGCTTGCCGTGGCGACGGTTCTTGTACATGTCGATGCCGAGCCACCCCTCTCCCCAGAACAGACCACGGAACTCGGCACGCCAAGTCGGGTCTTCTGCAAGGTGGGGCTTCGTGGGCAGGTTTATGGACGGAGCCATACTTCCTTCTTCCCTAGTGAGTGACCAGGTCATTTCTGCCTGGCTCATACGGTTGAGTTTCCCGTATGTTCGGACTATCGCATCTACCGCCCTAGCATATCAGGCGGCAGCCTCTTCACTTAGTCTCTGCAACTGCACAGGCCTTGCGGCCCTGCTTGTTGGGGGTTGGCGTCTCAGCGTTCCCCATTGATCAGAAGAGGTTTAATGACCCCCACAAACTTACGCGGCGAGTGCGTAGTTCTCAACGAAAGGGTCACGCCAGGCAGCCGCACCGGTCTCACGACGCAGGTCGTAAGAAACCTGCGGGTGGATGTACGCGGTGTAGTAGTTGTCCTTGTTCGGGTGAACCGCGTTCGTCCGGAGCTGAGTCGGGGCGAACCGGGCCATGTCCGAAGTGATGACCGAGTTGGCCAGTGCGGCGCCAGTCTGAGAGTCGATGGCAGTCAGTGCAACCGGGTTGGTCGGCGTGGTGCCGAACCCATAGCCGAGAGCGCCAGTGGCGCCAGAGCGCCGGAGAGTCTGCGTACCGGCCGCAAGGACGTTCTGAACCAGAAGGTCGATCGAGTCGACCAGGTTCCACGCCACCTGGTTGACGAGACCAGCGGTCACGTCGGTGAAGCTGAACAGGTCCAGCTTGTTGGAGACCAGGATCGCGTTACCGTACTCGTTCAGAGTCACGGAAACCGTGGTCGGGTTACCGGCCGCTACGGCGTCCGGGTCGACCAGTTCGTTCAGCGGCGTGATCGCCTGAGCGAGGTCCTGGTACAGCTCGAAGACGACGCTGGAACCAGGCATGGCCTGCTGGACAGGCCGCTTGTCGGCGACCATACGAAAGAGGGGCTGCTTACGCAGGGCGAACTCAAGCGCACGGTCATAGGCCGTCTGCACGAGGTTCGAAAGTGCGGCAGTACCAGTGAAGGCATTCGCCACGGTGGATCACATCCTTCTATGGAGAGGATCAGGACCCGAAGCTTCCATTCTGGAAGGCGTTGATCAGGCCCTGAGTGTCGTTGGCATCATTGACGGCTGCCTGTGCAGCCTCCACGTTGCCCACCGGAACCCCATCCTGGCCAGCCTGCGACATGCGCTCGTACTGTGCCTGCATGGACGGGGGAAGTGTGGGCATGACGGGCTGTTCGGCAGCCTGCTGGGGCTGCCCACCACCGAAGACGGAACGCATGGAGTCGACCCATTCCTTCGCCTTCGCCGGATCGTTGGGGCCCTGATACGCAGCCTGCGCACCCGGAACCCCGAGGGACTCGAAAACGGTAGCCATCTTCGAAGCAGCCTGCTCCTCAAGGAAGCTCGTCAGCTTCTGATTGAGGTCGTCGTTCTGCTCCTTCAGTGTCTTGACGTAGTCGCGGAGAGCCTTCGGGCCGGTTGCTTCGTTGCTGTTGCCCAGGTCTGCCGCGTTGCCGTTCTCGTCGAAACCCCAGTTGTCGGACATATGATGTCCCTCCCATAAGTGATGTAGGCCTCTTGGCTCGCCCCGGGGAGGGCGAGCTTGGCTCCTACGAATTGATACCGGTCTTGGTACATCGCACAGTGCCGGTCGATCTGTGCGTGGTTGCGGGGGCAGGATTTGAACCTGCGGCCTCCAGCCTATGAAACTGGCGAGCACTCCGAACTGCTCCACCCCGCATTGGTGGGCGGCCGTCACAGCCATGTGTCTGGAGAGGGTCTCCAGGGTCTTTGCCCACGTTCGTACTTGTTACTTAGCTCCGCCCGACTGGGCGAGGCCGCCCCTAGCGGCGCCCGAAGCGCCGCCAAACGAGCCCTTCTCCCGAGTGAGGAGTCCAGCCTTCTGGGCTGTAGCCGCAGCGCTCGTGCCGAACACCGAGCCCTCAGACTCAGCCTGAGTCCACGCTGAGCCGTAGATGTTGCCAAGCTCCTTCATGCTCTGGAGTTCGTTGGCAACCTGCGAGTAGCCTTGCTGTGCCTGAGCGGCGGTAACGCCGGTAGTGGCTAGCTCTTCGGCGTACGTCCTGTCGAAGGTCAGGCCCTGCTGAAGTGCAGCCGCACCAATCTGGGCGGTAGCCGCATTCTTCTGAAGGATCGGGAGAGCCTTGGTCGAGTCCAGGAAGTAGGCCGCGATGTGACCATCACTAACGCCCATCTGATTCAGGGCCTGCTTGATGTAGGGATTGGACAGGGCGGTAGCCTGCGTGGCTAGATCCACTCGGGACTGAATCTCAGCGGGACTCACATCCTTGGCGAGCCAATCAGTGAAGTCGTTGCTGCTGTCGTAGAATCCGGCCGGAAGGCCGGATGAACGAAGGAACTGACGGTAGGAGTTCTCGGTGTTGATGTAGTCGGCGGGGGAAAGGACAGGCAGGCCCGCCTTGACCCTGGCTTCGTTGGCAGCGAACCGAGTCTTGTACTCCTTCGTGTCCTGAAGCAGGATCGAGATCGTGTCGGACGAGTAACCGTTCTTCACGTAGTCATAGATCTTGCCAGCGAGAGAACCCAGCCCGTACTGCTTGAACACCGATTCCAGGGCCATGAAGGCGTCCCGGTTGGCTCCCGACAGAAGCTTGTCGTATTGACCCGAGGCTGTGTAGTACTGGTTCTGGGCTACGCCAAGAGCCTTGGTGTTGATGTTCAGCCGGTTCTGAATGGCCTTCATCTGGCCAGCGAGGACCGCAGACTTCCTTCGGCTGGCCTTGTCGGTCTTGCCTTCCAGGGCGTGGTGCTGCCTGTTCAGGCTGCCAAGCTGCTGCTGGAAACGCTTCTGTCCCTCCTGAAGGAACCGCAGACGGATCTGCTCCTTCTGTGCGTCTAGTGCCATTGTTCCTCCCGTCAGAATTTAAAGCCGAAATCCGAGAGCACCTGATGCCCTACCTGCATGAGGCTGTCCTGCGCGTTCTTGGTCTTCCTCCAGCGAGGATCTCCCCGAAGGTCATTCTCGAACTGCCAGAGCGGCTTCGCCTGGGTCTGAAGCGTGACCGGATTCTTGTACTGCAGCGCCTTCTTCACCGTGCTGTCGTACAGGTTGATGCTGCCCTGGGGCAGCTCAAGGATCTGGGACATGGACTGCATGTACGGCTGGGCGATGTCGGCTACTGTCTGGCCAGCGTCGAGTTGCTTGGAGTACTGGGGGAAGGAAGCCTTGGCCTGGCGTAGCATCACGTTCTTCTGATCGCTCGCAGTGGCAGTGCCTCGCAGAACCTGACGAGTCACATCGGCATACCACTTGTCCGACATCTTCACGCCCATCGAGTAGGCGTACGACCTGAGATCGTTCTGAACATCAGCACCCTGACCCTCCATGTCTCCGCCATCGAAGTACACGTACTGGCCTAGAAAGTACCGGAGCTGGCTTTCGTTCCAGCCCTTGGCCACCATGTTGTACGAAGCCTCGGACATCTTCTTCTTGGTAAAGGAGGTCTCTTTGATGCCGAGCTGGTTGGCTAGCTGCCTTACCGTGACGCCAGCCTGAGACAGTGACTGCTTGGCCGAAGCTGGGTCAGTGAACATCTGGGTGAGGTACTGGCGCTCCTTGTCGGAGTGCCTCTTCCACCACTGTGTTTCCCGAAGCTTGGCCTGGAACATATCTTTGGACCAGCCCTCGGACACCATCTGCTGGAACTTGGTCTTCAGCTCGGGGTTGGCATTCAGGAACGACATGGTGAAACCGTACTGCTCTGCGAGTTCCTTGTCGCTCAGCTTGGGCACTACCGGATCACCGCCTGTTCCACTGCCTGTATAGGTCGAGCTATCCAACCGGCCGACTACCGAGTCAACATAGCTCTTGATGGACGGACCGCCGGACTGAGACTTGGTCGACATGTCCAGGCCATGATTGCCTTCTCCGGCGTACCAGGCTGCGGCTGCACCGCGAGGGCCGTACTTGTTGTAGTAGCCGCCGAGGATTCCCCTGACGACCTTCTCCTGAAGGTCGGGAGAGTCCCTGAATTCCTGCCAAGAGATGGAGTGACCTAGAACTCGACGGGACCAACCGGGAATGTTGCTCTTCAGTACCTGATACTTACCAACGGCGCCGTAAGCGTTGACTACGTGATAGTCTCCACCGCTTTCCTGTGTGGAGATCGATCGCATGAAGGCATCGAAGCCCGAGCTTGCCACGGTACCTCCCATCAATGAGGCGCCCAGAAGGGCGCCCGCAAGGGTCTTAGCTACGAAGGCCCATAGACTTGAGAACGCTGTGACCAACGCTCATCACCTGATCCTGGGCGCCCTGAGTGGCGCCCCATCGAGAGTCATTGCGAAGGCGGCCGAGGAACGTGGTCTGATCCATGCCTGTCGGCTTGCCGTCGGCGTTCACTCCGTTGAGAGCTTCCTTCACCAGAGGATCGTTCAGCGTGATGGCCGAAGGGTTGAGGTTCAATTCCTGGGCCATGATCTGCATGTACGGACTGGCGATGTCCATCATGGTCTGCCCGGCCTGGAGCTGATCCTTGTAACCGGGGAATGCGGAGATGGCCTGCTCGGTGATCTGGTTCTTGAAGTCAGCGTCGGTGGCCAGTTTGCGGCCCACGAGGGCCGCTTGGTTCTTGACCGCCCGATCGTCGAGAGTGACGCCCTGATCGTACGCGTACTTTTTCATGGCGTTCGCGTAAGCTCCAGCCTCGCCCCGAAGCGTGCCCTTGGTGAAGGTCACGTAGTTCCCGAGGATGTTCCTCAGCCCGTCCTCCTGTAGTCCTGTCTCCAGAACCTGGGAAGCGATCTTGGAGAGTTTGGCGGGGGGAATGATGGCGCCCATCTCGGCGGCCAGTTGCTGGACCTGGAGTTTGGCCGCTCCGACGTTCGCCTCGTATGTGGCAGGGTCGGTCTTCTTCATCTGCTGAACCTGGCGCTGCGTCTCCGAGTTCTCCTGCCACCACTTAGTGCTGCGGACCTCGGCCATGAACTTCTCCTTGGTCCACGTCTCGTTGACCATCTGGCCGAACTTGGTCTTCAGCTCGGGGATCGAATTGAGGAACGAGTAAGCGAAACCGTACTCGGAGGCCAGCTCTTCGGGGCTGAGCTTCGCCTCTGCGCTTCCCCCGCTGGGATCCCATTCGCCAGAGGTTCCCCCACCCTCAACGCCCGGCATTCGCCGGGCGCCCATGAAGGCATCTTGGTAGTAGCCAGACTTCAAGTCAGAGATCTCCACGCTCTTGCCGGGGCGTGGGGCATGAAGAAATTTACCGTCACCTAGGTACATGCCGACGTGATCAGGACCACTCTTGGCTGCCGTGTCGAAGAAGATCAGGTCACCGACCTGGAGTTCGTTCATCTTGATGGCCTTGCCCTGGCCGATCTGATCGTAGGTGACGCGAGGGATGCTGAGGCCGAACTTCTTGAACACCGAGTAGAACAGGCCGGAGCAGTCGACACCTCCCTTGAGGTCGGTGCCGCCCCAGACGTACGGAGTGCCGATGAACTGCTTGGCATAGTCAGCTAGATCCTTGCCGCTGATAGCCATCAGCCACCTCCGATCATCTCCATGAGCCAGTTCATGCCGCTCGTCGCAGCCTGGTAGGCGCCGTACTCGGGGTTCTTCTTGGCTTCCTCTTGTGCTGCGAGCTGCTGTGAGGCGGCGCTTACGCCGCCCTTCGTGGTGCTCGTCTGGCTCTGAAGCTCCGAACCGAGATAGTCTGACGTGGTGGTAGTCATCGTCGGGTTGGCCTGCTCATACTTGTTGAGCGTGGCCTTGAACCTGGCGATCTCAGACTTCGTCGGGTCCCTGCCCAGAAGAGTCTGAGCCGCGCCCTGGAAGAGTGCGTGAGCATCCTCAGCAGTGCTCAAGTTGTACGACTTCTGGGTCTGGGTGACCGCCCTCGGCGTGGCCGCCTGATCCTCGCGCTGAGCGATGTCCTTGCCGAGAACATCCCAAGGGCTGAGGGTCTGGCCAGCCTGGGCGTACTTACCGGCGACCTCAACGTAGCCTCCCCAGAGGGAGGCTAGTTCGGCATCCTTGAGCTTGCCCGTATCGAAGCCAGCCAGTCCGAGTTGAGACAGAAACTTGCCCTTGGTCTTGGCGTCCCATTGGTAGTACATCTGCTGAGCCTGGGATGCGGGCACCCACGCGCTCGACTCGGCGATGCCACCAAAGCCCAGAGCGGACGCGACAGAACTCGGCCCGAGATAGACCAGAGGATCCTTGGCGGTTCCCCGGGCGGCAGTGGGCGCG